AAACGACTTTATCTAACGTATTCGGGATTTTACCGACTTTGGTACGCAATGTTTTTATTGGATAACATAAAACCAAAAAGTTTCACTCTAACGTATCAGATGGTATTACTTATAACCTTTTCTGCTTTTTAACGTCATAGACATCTCGGACGAATTAACGACCTTCTTCGTCTCAGCTTTTACCTGAGTGCAGCTCCCTATGACGAGCTCCTGCTTTTGTTACAAATTTAAAGGTGAACATTATAATAAAGTCTCTGACAAATCAAAGCCTAGCAACCTTTGGAGTTACCAATAGCCATTCCACTAATGTCAGCCGTCATACTTTCAAGGAATTTAAGTATTATAATGCTCTATAGATGCAAAAAAACAGTATCGTCATACTGCATTTTGCATATTACATTCCATAACAGCTGTAATTAACTGCCCTTTGTTTTTTTTATGCCCAGTAAGGTCTGGCGCCATCAAAAGATTTGACACATTGAGTAATAAAGCTGTGTCTCACTTCATATTTTAACCTCTTTTATGAGTTATGTCGTTAAGCATTGGTATTGCTGTAAACAACCCTATTGAGGTCATTAATGCAGCAAATCCTAATCCTGCGTATGGCGTGAACAATGCTATCCAGCCAGTTACAAGATTAAACAATGCGGTAACGAACAATATTACCTTTATTGCTTTCATTTGCTCCCTTATCGTAATTGAAATACAGTTACAATGTACTATATTGATGCGTTTAAACATTATATTGATACATCTAACTAAGGGATTTAATGACCTTTTGAGCCATTAAAATTTGGAAGAGGTTTTTGTCCAGGTCTCTTCCTTCCCCCTGTGCAGCCATATGTCCCTCATGCTTTACGGCTGCAGCATGAAGCAAGGTAACTTATAGGATTCCTTTGAGCCTTATTTTATCATCGAGCAAATGACATTGTGACTACTCTTAACACTCTACACAGTGTGTTACAATCTTTATACAGTATTTGTAGCCTGTACTTATAATTGTATATCAACTTATATTCATCATCCTAGAAATGATTAGGTTATAAATGATTTTCACCAAGAACCTATCGCATCATTATGTTTGATTAGTACATAATAATGCTATTGCTTAAGATACCCATTGCAATTACCACTTGTATCATTATCACATGATATGTGTTGGGATGTTGAACGATATTCCTACTACATATAAATAACGTATTTATATGTGTATTCGAAACCATTCAAAGTGTACTTTAAGGATGTTACATTCCAAATGCTATTTAATAAACACCATAATCAGACCATAATAATATGGGTCGTAGCAACCATTAGGCTACGGGTTCTTACAGCGTTTATTGTATTTTTACACAGTTTATATTATCCAATATTTCTATTGTGTATATAATTGTGTGTAGTGTGTAATAGCTAGCATTTATACTATCACACATTATAAAAAATAAGAGGAAATGAATCCTCTTACTTAAGCTTCCATAGCATACCCATTTGGGCATACATGGCTTGTTGAGCAGTAAGCGCATATGGCAAACCAATGCTATAATTCCTAGCTTTGCAGTTAGCAATTATCTGTTGGTCTCTTGCAAACCTACCGCTTGATATGGCATCTTGCGCAGCTGTATCAGCTACGATGTCTACCATCTGTTGCGGTGTCATGCTTACTGGAGCATTCTGTCTAGCGCTTAGATTTGCAATTTGTGCCTGCATATCTGCAAGCATCTGCTTACTGTCGGCTAGTTCTTTCATTAGTTCAGCTTTGGTCATAATCGTAATATTAGTTAATTGACTAAAAACACAAAACAACATACATTAATAAATAAATGACGATAGTCAAAACCCCTTTTAGGGGGAGTATCATCAATAAATAAGATAGAACACATACGTAATCGTATTTTCCACCAAAAATTTTCAGCACAAAAAATCACATCAAATCACATCGAAAGTATCATTCAATAATTATTTAAAATAAGAAATCTCGCCATGTACAGTTTGAATTGTAACTTTTGGCAGATTTTTTTCAGAATTTTTTTCATTAAGTTCACCTAAATACATTTTATTAAACATATTCTCATCATCATGGATTTCTCTTTTGAAAGAATCCATAATGATATTATTTTTTTCAATTTCATCTTTATCTGATACTTCTTTATTTTTATTAGGATTTTTAATGAAATCATTTATATTACATCTCATTAAACCACTGTTCTGTTGTATCTCTAAGTGCTTCATTTTTAAGTTCTTTCATTGATTTGTTTTTGGATGGTTTTGCTTGTTTGATTTTATCTGCACTAACAGACTCTACATTAAGAACTCCTTTTGTACTCATTTTATCTGTAATTCGATATACTATTTCAGTATCTCTAGGAGTCTTCTTATCTGATAAAAACATAAAGCACATATCTAATCCATTATCTGCTTTAATTACTGTATACTTACTTTCGATAGCATACTTTATAAAGTCAGCAAACTTGTTAAATTTATCTTTAGCTACAATAGATTCTGTTACTTTTAAGAAGAAGCATTTATTAGCATCTATAAGTAAATCTATTTCATTGTTTATTTTAGTAATTTCCAACATAGTGATGTTATAAATTTAGTTAATTGTTCTGGTTTAATTGGCTCAGAGGATAATCTCTTTGCTCTTTTTTTATGGCTAAATACAAGTATATCATATACTTTCTTACCGTTTCTTATTCTTTTAACTTCAAACTCTACTAAGCCATAATTAGTAGGAATCATATTAACATTTACCATATCTTTAGGCATGATAAAAGAAAATAGATTTGGACAACCTTTATATGCAACCTTATACAGATTATGCTTGTTTGCCTTATTCTTGAAGTCATTCATATAATCAGCTACACTAAGTTTAATTTCAAACTCATGAGCATCTTGTCCTTTTATCTGTATTATGTCAGATTCGTAATCACCAAAGAACTTGACATTATATGCAAATGCTTTCTCAGATGTAAACTTCCAGAACTCTCTTATTATTAGCTTCTCATTTATTTTCATTGTAATCTTTTGTTATCTTACATTCTCTAGCATCTATACATCTTATAAGCCTTTTAATTTTAAGTCTATCTGGACCATAATATTCAACTTTTACTCCATCTTTAGTTGCCTTTAGTTTTGATGGGTTTAATTCTAATAGCTTATCTAGCTCTTTATTCATTTCTATTAACTCTTTATCTTGTTGAAATAAAGCAATTAAATTCATTATTATTTGCATCTTAAATTTCTTATATAAAGTTTGTAAATTCCTTGACTTTTGTAAGGTAAAAAGATTATATTCAAAACACAATAGATTTTGATAAAAATATACATCATTATTTAATTCATAATTATTACATAATTATTCATGGATAAGATTAATCATACTAAGAACTTTTCATCTATCTTAATTAAAAGTAAGGTAAATATGATATTTGGAACATTAGAAGATGTTTCAGATGAAGAGAAAATTAGAACAGCCTTATCTGAGTTTAAAAGATATTTTGAAATACTCCAAGAATACAATCATAAAATATGTGTATCTTGGAGAGAAGCATTACAATATGATTGGTGCTTTTCAGATGATTTAAGAATAGTTCAAATACTGGTAAGAAATGACACTCCACCTAGAGGAGACCCAAGAGGAACATACAATCAAGGATATGTTAGAACTTGTGTTGGTGTATTTCCTATAAATGAAAAAACATTTATGGATACTAAGTTTGAACTGCATCCTAATAGATATTCTATAGGACAGTCTAAAAAAGACTTTGTTGAAAGATTAACTGCAAGAGATATCTTAACTCAGAAAGAAGAATTATTTTGCACTTATGTTGCTAATGGAATGAATCCTACTAAAGCATATACAACATCATATGAAACAAATAATACATTTTATGCTAATATGTCATCTAATAGATTACTACAACAAGAAAGAATACAGTCATCAATATCTGATGAAGTAGACAGAGTATTAACAGAAGAAGGAGTATCTAAATCTTATATTGTACAGAAGTATAAACAACTTGTAGATGATGGATTATTAGATATGAAACATTGCTCGGCTTCTGTTAGAGCTGCATTAAGGGATTTATCTGAGATTTCAAATATGTTCCCAAGTAAAGATAAAACAACTCAAAGCATTACTACTACTGTTGCTGAGATTCCACAAGATAGATTATTAGCTATCAAACAAAAAAGAGCACAGTTACTAGGAATGAAAACAATGGAAGTTACAGATGAACCAAGACGAGAAATTAATGAAACACATACTCCACAACAAGTTGTCAGAAGCAGTAGACTCGTTTCCAACTATGAGGAGAATGGACTTAATGAACTGCTCGGCAGCTAGACTTGAAGTCGAAGTAAGTAGGTATAATTGTATTATGCTAATGTACACAGAAGGTGAAGAATTAGTTATTAAATACTCAGTTAATTAATATGTCAACAGGAATACATATAGGTAACATATCTCATAAAGAAGAAATACTAGAAATTGCACTGCAAAGTTCTATTGATTTTGGTATGCTATTTTTGCCTAATGACTTTAGAGTAGAAACAGTTGCTCCATATCATTATGAGATGGCTAAACTAAAAGATGACATAACTAATCTTAAACCAAAGATTTTCATGATTTCTCGTGGTCATGGAAAGACTAAATTGACACAAGCTTCTATATTAAAAGACATCGTTACATACGATTATGATGTTGCTTTAAAAGAATCTTTCATTGTTTGGGTAGCTACTAACAAAACTCAATCAATGAGAAACGTTAACTTCATTAAGTATCAGATTGAGAACAATGAAAAGTTAAGATACTATTTTGGGGATTTATCAGGAGAGAAAAAAGGGTCAGGTAAATGGAATCAAGAAGAATTAGATTTCAACAATAAATGTTCTATGATTTGTAGAGCAGGTCTTCATGGTATTCGTGGATTGTTAAAAGACCATTTAAGACCTAATAGATTCATACTTGATGACTTTGAAGATGAGTCAAATACAAAGACAGTATATTCTAGAAACATGAATGCTTCAGCTGTGAGTTCTGTTATCATGCCTGCTCTTGACCCAGAGATTGGTAGGATAGAACTAAATCAGACTCCTGTGCATTATGACTGCTTTGTAATGAGAGTATATGACGAGTTACTTGAATGGAGAAAAAAGGGTAACTTAGATGAAGATTTTTCGTGGGTTGTTTATAAAAGAGCTACTACAATAGAACATCCTTTATGGCCAGAATACTTTGATAAAGCAAAACTGAAGACCAGAAAGCGCCAATTAGAACAAGCAGGTCAAGGTCATACATGGTCTCAAGAGTACGAAATGGAAGTTACAAATGATGAGACTTCATTATTTGGAAAGAAAGTCATTAAGTATTGGGATGGCAATTTTGTAGTAGAGAATGGAACAAACTATATTGATTTCACTGAGGTTGGTGGAGTAAAGCTCAATGTCAGAAAGCGGGTACTTACATTCTTAGGATGTGACCCTGCTTCTGATATTATTTCTAGAACATCATCTGATACAGCTATTAATGTTATTGCTATTGATGAAGATAAAAACATATATGTATTATACACATATAATGCTAAAAATCTTCCTGATATAGCACTTGAAAGTGATGGTAAAAATCTAGGTACATCTAATATGTTATTAGACTTATCATTAGAATATAATACTACACGCTCAGGAGCAGAGAAAACAGCTTTATCTTCTGGAGTTTTTAATAGTATAACATACTTAAAAGATAAGAATCCAGTTAAATATGATAAAGTTCATATAATGGGCTTATCTCATGAATCAACTAATAAAATAGATAGGATTTATAATGGATTAGTAACAGTATTAAACTCAGGTAAAGTTTATATAAGATATGAACAATCTCGTCTTGAAACTGAAATAGTTACATTTGGTGAGTATGCAAAGTATATAGATTTACTTGATTCATTAGAGATGTCTAAGAGAATTTCTTATGCTCCTGATAAAGAGAAGGTAGAAGAAAAGAAAGGCAGAATATTAGACCCATGGGAAGTTCAAAGATTCTATGAGAACAATACTTCTGGAGATAATTGGAAGACAATTTAAAACATAAATAAATGGAAAACAAAAAAGCAAAAGCTGATAGAATAAAGAACTTATATGAGAGACTTAAAAACTCTCAGAGACAGAATTGGCTATATTCATCTCAAAAAGCATTTTCATTCTTCTTAGGAAATCAAATGACTATTGAAGAGTATAATGCTTTAAAAGAGAAGAAGATGCCTACTTTTATAGTAAACAAAATGACTCCACAGATTGAGTTAATGATGTTCTTTTTAACTGCAAAAACACCTAGATGGCAAGCAGTTGGAATTGATGGAACAGATGGCGAATTAGCAAGTTTACATGCTACTATGGCACAGTATGTATGGAAAGAATCTAAAGGTCAATCTAAGCTTTCTCAATGTGTTAGAGATTCATTAACAAAAGGAATGGGATATTTTCATATAGGCATTGACCCTGATAGAGATGAAGGATTAGGAGAAGTAACAGTTGAAACTATTGAACCATGGGATGTATATGTAGACCCTCATTCAAGAGACCCGTTCTTTTCTGATGCTTCATTCTTAATGATAAGTAGATTTAAAACCAAAGAACAGTTAATGCTTGATTTCCCTGAATTAACTGAGGTTGATATACTTAAGATTACTGGAGAATACGATAGAGATAAAATGCTATTTAATTTTGTTTCTCCTACTCCTGTTCACTCATATGATATTGACGATGGTATTTCTAAGGATGGAGAAGCTGTTGAGTTTTTCAGATACTATGAGTATTATGAGAAAAGAAAAGTTGCATACGTAAGGGTAATGTATAAACTTGAAGGAGAGATTCAGCATTCTAAAATGCCACTTAAAGATTGGAAGAAGATTAAAGATGCTATTCCTGAAGAGTCTATTATTGATGTTATTCAGTATTACAAGGTTAAAGTATTCAGAAGTCATTTAATTGGTGATTTACTAATTGAAGACGATGTTGAAATGCCTGGAGATAATTATCCTGTAATACCACTTTGTTACAGACACGTTGGAAATCCATATCCAATGTCTGCCGCTATGGATTTAGTAGGTAAGCAGGAAGAAGTTAATAAATCTCACCAAATAATGATTCATCATGCTAACTTATCATCTGTTCCTAGATGGTTAGCTGAAAAAGGAACTATAACAAACGGAGAAGAATTTGCTAAGCAATCATCAACTCCTGGTGCGGTTCTTGAGTATAATCCTGATTCTGTTGGAAGACCACCTACAGCTGTTCAACCATTACCACTTAATAATGCTTTCTATACGATTGCTAAAGAAGGCGTTGCAGATATGGAATATATCAGTGGTATGAATGCTTATATGCAAGGTCAAGGAGATATGTCAGGTAGAGA